CAGCGCGGCCTGGATATCGCTGGTGCGGTCCTTGCTGGCTTTCAGTGCATCCACATCCAGCATCCCGCGGATGGCCTTTACATCGCGCCCGTGCGCGTCACGGATTGCGCCGTCCAGGGCGGAATCAAAGGCAAAGCTGTCGGCCTGATCGGCCAGCTGGCCCTGAAGCTTGGTGATCTGGCCTTTCAGGTCGGCCACGTCCACGCCTTCAAAGGCTTTCAGGCTGTCTTTGGCGGTGTTCAGCTGGGTGGTCAGGCCGTTCACCTGGATCTGCAGGTTGGTGGCTTTGGTCTTTTCGGCGGTGATATCCCTGCCGTTTTCGCCCATCAGCCAGTCCAGCTGCTCATCGGTGATGTTGGGGATCTGCTTCTTTACGTCTTCGCGTTTCATGTTGTGTCCTTTCTGCCTGCGCTTTTATTTACGCGGGTCGCATCCGCTTTGGCTGTACAGTTTTACGCCATGCCGGGCAAAATTTGGTATAAAAATTGCCCGCTCCGGCCTCATGCGGCTGGAGTGGGCATAATAAAAGTGCCTTTGCAGTTGAGTGCAAAAGCACATGAAAAATTCAGATGAAGATTTCTTCAATCTCCGCCCGAAGTTCCAGAATGTGAAGATACTCCCCCATAATGCACTGCTGATCACGCAACAGGCGTGCGGGAGTACCATCCATCTGGGGCTCGACCGCGCTGGATGTGCAAATAACTTTTGCCTCCATTCTGGTGTTCAGCTTTTTGAGCTTCTCGTAACGGATTTTGGTCTGGTGATACTCGGCTGCCATGCGCTCTTTGTAGTCGTCACTCATCATGCCTTTTACAGTGTCTTTCAGTTCCATGTCGTCCTCCTTGAATCCTTTTCGTAAAAATGGGCATAAAAATACCACGGTGCGTGTGCATCGTGGTTCAGGTGTCTTCTTTGATGTCATCCAGCGGAGCAAGTGACTTTGTTTTTTCCAAATACCACTTGGCAAATGCTTCCGAATCGCCATCCAGTACAAGGTCGGAATCGCTAAAATCCACCGCTTCAAAATCCGAAAAATTCACTTCTGCTTTTCTACTATCAGCCACTTTACCCACCCCTTTTCAACCCATTTTGAAATCATTTTTTGTGCGTCTGAATCAGATATTTTGTTGGGTTTTCTTATAAGAAAACGTCGCACATCATTTTGCAATCTGATGTTATCACAATTTGGAGATTTCGTCAATATTTCCAATCCGCCATTGTTTTTGGCGATAGTGATTCCCTGATATCCAGGAATAGTAACAGCTGCGATATCTTCAATTGAAAAGCTGCTGTTTCTCGGATGGTTATGCAAAATCCAACTATTTAAGCCAGTTGAAAGCAGTGGAATAGAGATTGTGGTTTCATCGCCAAATACAATAGTCTTTCGACTTAAATCTCCTGAAACAATAAAAGCTGTTTCAAAGCAGTTGTTTTTGTCGCGAGAAGTTTGAAGCAGTTCTTTATGTAACGATCTAAATTGCTTGTTTTGATCTTCGGTAAACCAATCGACCTTAACAGCGGGGAAATCATTGATTACGGAATCAGTGATTTTCGTAATGGGACCTTTCCCTCTCTCAGCAGCACTGATCAAATACTTTTGTCTTTCGGCATACGCCGCCCGTTTCTGGGCATTGATGCGCTCCTTGTTGGCGGCGTAGTTCACCCGCCGCATTTTGTTGATGTCTCCGCCCGCATCCCGGTACTGTTTCAGGTATTTTTCCGGGTCATATCCCGCCACAGTGGTATTGTGGTCAAACCGGATGGCAAACTCACAGTCGCAGTTGGCGTGGATGTGGTCGGCGTGGCCGCCTTTCAGCACCTTGCTGCTGGCTTTCTGCCAGCCGTTGCTTGCCAGCGTGATGCAGAACGGGCAGGTATCGCCGTGCGGCACCCAGGCCCACTCAGCCCCGTCGCGGACAGCGTTTTTCAGGGTGGTATCGGCCCCGGCACGCTTGACCAGGCGGCTGACGCCGTTGGGCAGGTTGGCCGGGTTTTGGTCCTTGGTGGCGTTCACCATGCGGGCAACCTCGCCATAGTCTGCCGGTATGGCAGGCTCGGCGGCGGGCACCCCGGCGTTGGCCGCTTCGGCAAGGGCGTCATACATCTGGCAGGCCAGCTCTGCGCTGCCCTCACCGTATTTCGTCACAAGTCCGTAAGCGTAGGCAATCAGGTCGGCCGTGTTTTCGGTGCCGTGAGAGCCTATGTATTCCCGCATGAGCTGTCCGGCTTTCCGGTTCAGGCGGGATAGCCGGGTGATGTACTCATTCCAGGCGTTGGCTGTTATCTGCATCGTCTTCCATCTCCATCAGCACCTGTTGGCCCCGCACCCGCTGTTCCTGCGCCCGGATGCGCCGGATGTCGGCCTGATCGAAGCCGATCATCTCCAAAAACGTGTCGGTGGCGGCAAACTCCTGCCGGGCGGAAGCAATCTTGATGGCGGCATCCGCGGTCACGGCTACACTGGGCATCGCCGGGTTCTTGAAGTGGGCCATCACGTCCCGCTCTTCCTCGGTCAGCTCATCCAGCGTTACTTTGCGGGCAATGGCCTGGGCCATCCGGGCAATGGTGCGTAGTGCATCGCCGTTGCCGGTGTTCAGCTGCTGGGCCAGCAATACAAGGGTCTGGCTCTGGGCCAGTATGGCATCGCTGCTGGTGGGGTTGGCATCGTTCACCACGCCAACATCGGTCACGGTCAGACCGGTGGCAGCGGCAAACTGGGTGGCCGTCATCCGCATCTTTTCAACGTGCGGCGAAAGGCTGCCCTGCGCCAGCTGGCCGAACGCGGGCTTTTCGCCGGTTTCGGGGTTGGTCGTGGCCGCGATGATCGCCCCGACATACTGCCGGAACTTGTCCGATACGATGGTATCGTACTGCTCATCCGTCACGCCAAGGATGTATTTCTGCGGCGTGGTGTCAAACTCCAGCGCAATGGCGGCGTTGGCCACAACCCGGACATAATCGTCAATCAGTGAGCGGATGGGCCGTTTCAGCCGGGAGCGGCCAAACGGCTTGCTGCTGGTGGCGTTCCAGATCAGTGGCTCCATCAGCGGCCGCCCCATCTTATTGGGATGCCGTTTTGCTGTCCAAACGGTCCCTTCGCGGGTCAGTACGATCAGGGCGGTGTCGGTATAGAAGTTGACGATGGACGGGGTCCATTTCCCTTCGTCCTTTTCGTCCTTCATGGTGTCGATGATGGCAAGGCCGCAGTCGATCCGGCCTTTCTCGCCGCTCCACAGGGCAGCGGCCGCAGCAGGGGAGTGGAACCGGATCCGGCAGCCGATCGCATCGTCAGCCGAAAGCGTGGCAAACACGCAGCCGTATTTCAGCTCATCACGGCAGGCTTTGGCGTATTCGGCCACAAGGCGGTTATCCGCCACCAGCCGGGCAAGGCTGTCCAGACTGCCGCCGGTGCCCACAAAGCCGTCAAACATACTGCGGGCGGCCAGTACGTCCACCGCTTTCTGACCCCAGCTGCAGCCGACCTCCAGCCCGCGTAGCCCTGTGGGCAGGGCAATGCCAAGGTTGACATCCCGCAGGGTCACATGACCCTCATAATATTTGTCTTTGGTGGCGTTGCGGCTCTGGTGATAGGTGTACGCCTCGGCCAGGTCGCTGAGCTGCTGCTGTTCCGCGGCGGTCAGCCCGGCCACAATACCAAAATTTAGGGTAGTCGTCATGGTTCTCCTTTATCCAATGCGCATTTTGCGGGTTGGGTCGCGTTTGCAGGTTTTCGCGCCCCACAGTGCCAGGGCGCAGGCTTCCAGCGGCAGGCTGTTGTCGCCGCCAAAGCCATACCCGCCGCTGATGGGACGCTTGGTGCTAGTAACGGCGCTTTCGGCAAGGGCCTGCTGCGGCTTGTACCAGGTCAGGCCGCGCTCGTTCACGGTGGTGGTAAACAGCCCCACCGATGCGATTACGTCCCTGGCAGAGGGGCGGAGCACGGCGCTTTTGGCTTTCCAGGTGGGACGGATGCGCTCCACCAGTACGTCCACCCCGTTGCGGCCATCAATCACCACACAGCTTGCGCGGTCATAGCGTTCGTTCAGCCAGTCCACCAGCCAGGCCAGGCCGCGGCCGGTGGGCTGCTGTTCGATCAGCGAGACGCGGGCCGGGCCATCTTTCGGGATCACCGCGCCGCACAGGCAGACAGTGGAACCATCCGCGGCAAACTTGACGCCGTAAGCGGTTTTGCCGTCCGGCTTTTCCGCCTCGCTGGCACAGGCTTCCCAGGCCCGGGCATCCAGCGCCTTGTCGCTCTGCTCCGTCAGAACGGGGCTCCACCAGCCCAGGCGTTCTCTGGCAAAGCCGTCGGCGCTCATGCTCCGGCACTCCTCCGCCGCAAACTCCTCGCTGAGCCGAATGCCCATGGCCGGGTTAGTCTGATACCAGACCGCGCGATCTTCTAGGTCGATCTTGTCAACCTGCTCTCCCTCCACTGACCATTCGTGCCAGGCATCGTGCGCGCCCGGTGCGCCAAGACAGGCCGTCCGGCGGCGGCGGAATACGTCACCGGGACAGCCCGGATAAGGCGGGGTTCCGGTATAGATCAGCTGCCGGGTGCCGGTGGCCGATGCGGCCAGCGTGGCCATGATGGCCTCCACCTGGTCGTCCGTCAGCTCCTGTGCCTCGTCATAGACCACCAGCGAGATGCCGTCAAAGCCGCGGGCCGCCTGCCGGGATCGGGCCGAGAACTCAATGCTCCCGCCGTTCAGAAGCTCGATGCACTCCTCACCGTTGGTGTAGCGGATGTTTTTCACCAGCTCCAGCACCTCCGGGTGCCGCTTGTCTGTAAACATCCGGGCCAGCCGGTTAAAGCTCTTTTTCGCCGTGCGCACCTGATGGGCGGTGTGCAGGATCTTCTCACCGTTGATGACCACTCCGAAAAACTCCCGACCCTCCAGACACACGTTTTTTCCGTTTTGCCGGGGCACGGCCAGCCCGGCAGAGGTCACGGTGTACCGCCCGGATGCATCCCGGCCCAGCCAGCAGTCTAGCACCAGCTGCTGCCATTCATCCAGCGCATTGCCGTAGGCAGCCATCAGCGCTGCGGCGTCCGCACCGTCGGTCGTAACGCGCTCCGGCTCGATGCGGTATCTTGGAATCTGTGCGCCGGTCATGCGTCCTGTTTTCTCCGATTCTGCACCAGAGTGAGTACGCTTGTCGGCTTAATGTCGGATATTTGCTCTTGCGGCACCTCCACAGGTAGGAGCTTAATCAGCATATCCAATCCAGACAGGTACGTTTTCCACAATGCCTCATAAGCCCGGAAGGCCGGGTTCTCTCTCACGCCCGACTGCCCACCACCATTGTCATATTCCACCGTGATGCCTTCCTCACCGATGGTTTCCCTGGCATCGTCCAGCTTGGATTTCATCCACGAAACATTCAAAATCACCGGGTCAAGCGACTTGATTTTTTCGTCATTCAATCCGTTTTTGGCCAAAAATTTAGCCAGTTTTCTGCGCTCTGCGGCAGACCTTTTCGCGATCTCCGCGCGCGCGCGATTAGAAGTATCTGCTGCCACTTTTTGCTTCTCCTTCCTGTTTTGATACCACCCCCCATCAAATTATTTTTTGCGGGGGTAAATCGGCGCTGGACGGCTTGGGGTCGCCCGCCGGCCGGGGCGGGGGACCCTCCCCACCCCTCACCAGCTACCGTCTGCAGGAGGCCTTTGTGTGCGGGTGTGCTGCGCCGAATTGGGTTTTGCGGGCGAAAGCTTGCAGCCTTTCTGCGCGTTGCACCAGTAATGCGCAGCCTGTAAGTTGTCCCAATCTTCAGCCGCAGCCCGCGGGGAAGCGTACCCGAACTCGCGCCAGCGGGCAACGGGGCGTATCTCATCCACCACAAAGCTGAGCGGGTGCGCGGCATCGGATGGTTCATCGTAATGGATCGGGCCAAGGCGTCCGCCGCAGATTCCGCACGGCGCGCCCATGGCTTTCAGCCGGGCCCGGTGCTTTCTGCGCAGGGCTCCGTTGGCATACCGGGGGTTAGTCATAGGGGAGCCTTTCTCAGCGGTCGCTGATAGGTCCAGCATCCGCCGGGGCCGATTTTATGTTTGGGCCGCTCGCACTGCTGCGGGTTCACACAGTGCGGCAGGGAACAGATCACTCGTTCGTTGCCGCACATGCGCCAGATACAGCGGGCGCAGGGGTTGGTTGTTTTGTTGTTTTTATCTGCCATGGGTTACACTCCAAAACAAAAGAGGGCAGCCGGTGGGCTGTCCTCTCAATATTCTATGATATCAATTCTAGCACTAAAAAATCTTGCACAGTATCAACTTTTAGCCAATTCCTACGCGTTGCGCAACATTTTCCAAATATTTGCGGCGGCGGCGATAGAATTCTATCCGGCTAATTCCCGGCACTTCCAGGCGCTCGTATGTCCAGGTGCGGCAGTCCTTGCAGTTGAGTGCAATAGCCTTTTGCAGCGCGGCCCGTACCGTGGCGCTCTGGATGTCCGCCCCGATCTCATCCGCGGCGGCATCGATGGCTCGCATGATCTGCACATCCCGCTGTGTCTCAAGCTGCTGGATCGCCTCGGCCTTGTCGGCGGTGATGTCGCTGGCGCTGCCGTTGGCGCACGGCAGGTACACACGCACGGGTGCGCCGCAGCGGGTTGTGGTATCCACAAAATTTGCGCCGCTGCGCAGGATGATCTCGTCAACCTGGCGCTTATACTCGGCCTTACGCCTGGCCTGGCCGCGCACCAGCTGCAGGGCTGCCAGTACGGTATCATTCGGCAAACGTTTGTTTTTACCCATGTGTGTATGCCTCCCTTAATCCGAAATATGGCTGTCTCTGCGTTCAGGTGTCAGGATCTCCGCCATGTGTGTGCGGCATATAAATTTTTGATTCTTCATCATCCACATGCGCGGCAGCTTTCCCGGCGGCTACCCCGGCGGTATAGGCTGCTGCCAGCAGCACGGCCAGAACAGCGCTGCCGATGATCGAAAGCAGGATGTCCATCAGTCACCCCACCTTTCGCCG